TTTTAGCATTTATGCAATTCAAAATTAACTAAAAAATACTATAATTTTTGTCATTATTTTCCAATTATCTCGCGGTTGTTTATGAACTCGTACGGCACTTCCTGGTACACATAATAATTTTACCAGCTTTAGTATAAAAATGCCCTACAAGCGTTGATTTTTCAACATTCTGTGAATTGATTGTGTGTACTACTACACACTTACTACACACATTTTCTTCTATATTCTATGATTTTGTTGTCAGTGCCAACGATTTTTTCAATGTCAGCAAACGACTTTTCGGGTGTAACATGTGTATACAAGTCCATTGTCATTTTCAGTGTTGCATGACCCAAATATGATTGAACAACTTTCGGCTCTATCCCTGACTCAAAACATCTTGTCGCAAACGTATGTCTGAATGTGTGACCGCTAAAAAATGGAAATTCATTGTCACTGCTCTTTGTATCATTTATCCGTCTTACAACTGAACGTATAGAGTCGCTGTATATAACCGAATTAATTGGTGTGTTAAACCTTGTAACAAACAAATATTCGTTTTGTTCCTTGGGTCTGCGCGCTGAAACTATCTTTTTAAGCTCAAATTGTTTCGTCAGATATTTCTTGCACACACTGTTAATTGGTACGTGTCTGTAACTCTGCTTGGTTTTTGGTGGCTCAACATGAAATGTCTTGCCTTTATCTTCAAGGTATTTCTGATACACAAGTGTCTTATTAACATCAATATACCCCTCGTCCATATGTATATCTGCAATAGTGAGCGCAAACAGTTCTCCTGGGCGCAAGCCTGTATTAACTGCCACATTATACATGTTGTCGTAAAATGTGCCTTTACACGCTTCAAAAAACTCGCTCTGTTGCTCTACTGTCAATGCAAAAGCATTAACTTCTTTGTCTGCTCTCAGTTTTACGCCTTTCGCCGGATTCTTAATCATCAGGTCATCTTCCATAGCTCTACTGAACATGTCATTTAAAATAACCTTGATTTTGCTCTGTCTCTCATACTTATAGTTATCGTCAGAAGCTTTGTCGATAAGTAACTGCACATCTGACTTGCGAATAGATGTTATTTCATGGTTTCCTAAGTAGGGTGAAATGTTCTTCTTATATATATGCGTGTACTCCCTAATAGTATTGGGGCGCACTCTCTTTTTCTTGTATACATTCATCCACCTGTCAAACCACGTATCAAGGGTAATGCTGTCCCTAACACTTGTGAATTGTTGATTGTCGGTCACTGCTTTACTAAGTTCTTTCCGCAGTTCTGACAACTTGCTGTTGTAAATTGTCTTGCTCTTGCCGAACCTATCTTTATATCTGCCCTGATAAAGTCTGTCCTTGCGCTGGGTTATTCCGACTCCCAGCTCTTTTCCTCTCAAATCCTTTCCCATACTGATTTATGGCTCCTTTCAAAATCAAAAGCCATTATATGATAATTTCTATATTACTACATAATGGCTTATAATTCAATATATCTATTTATATGCTATCTGTCTTTTCAAGGTATTTTTCAAACTCCTTGCGCTTAACTAATCGCTTGCCTCTTCCGACAAAGAGCACAAAAGGACACGAGGGATTATTAAGCATATCATTGATTCTGTTAATTCCGATATTGCTGTATTCTGCGGCTTCATCAATCGTCAGCGTTACCTTTTCCCATATCGGTACTTTATTAATCATCGCCTGACTCCTTTCTATCTTTTCTTTAATGTCTGCCACTCTCCGGGAAGTGGTTGTTTTTGAGATTAATAGTCTCTGTGATACCTCTTCAAGGCTTTTATCAGCAACTAGCAACTCAAAAACTTCTGCTTCTTCATCGGTGAAATTGGCATTTTTCATAATTTCTTCAAGTTCCGGTCTAGTCAGCTTTGAAAACTTCATAGACCTTATCTCCTATTCTTCGGTTTTGTTCGTACTGTGTATACAAGTATTTGAGTATCGGCATGAACTGTTACATAGCTTGTTGTCCTCGTATACACATTGTCTTTCAATCGGCTCTATATCACTTATAGTTCTGCTATTCATCTTATCATCACTTCCTTTTTATACTGTTCTGCCATATATTGTCCGTAGCTCATGCCCTTACTCTTAGCAATCTCGCAGATTTCCGCAAGTTTGTTTTTCTTAACGGGCTTTCTTTTGGGCCTTTTCTTCTCTCTGATTTTCCTTAACTCCGTAGCTCTCTGCTGTCTGTGTGCTTCACAACACGTATTTTGGTTAGCTGCGGTCGGTGTAAATATCTTGCTACAGACTACACATTTAATTGGTTTGTAGTGTTTCATTGTTATCTCCTTGCTTGATATTCAGATTTTTAAACATAGCGCACATAACATCTACCACTATCGAGTTGCCAAACTGCTTATACAACTGCGTATTGCTGTTTACTGCTGCCATTTTGTCAATATCTTCATCAGATACACCCATAAGCCGTCCGCACTCTCTCGGTGTTAGCTTTCTGATACGATATTGCGTAGCAATATGGCTATTCGCATATCCATGTGTTCCGGCTACAAGATTAGCGGATATGCCATTATCAGAAATAACTGTACCGCATTGGGAACCGTCGCTTGATATTTGACCGACTTTTTCAATTCTAACAGCTTCTTGGTTTTGTGCGGTTAATGTAGGGCAAGTATTGCCTTTGTCTTGCACTCTGCCTCTTCTTGTTTTGCTGTTAGGATAGCTTGCATCAAAGCAACCGCCTATTTCACATTCAATAGAGTCTTCCTTTGTAGCCTGTCTGATTTTTACGTTTTCAAGCAATAAATTATCTTTTTGCACACTCGTCAAGCAATTACTTGTATCTTGCATATTTACTTCTAATCTCTGCTCCGTTGGATTTCCCGCAGTTCTATCTGACGGATTATCAGGATTTCTGCCACGCATAGCAACTATCCGACTTTCACACACTTTAATCTGTTGTGTACCGCCACCCTCAACTGTTGTGATGTTAGGGCAAAGTGCATTTTCATCATATACTGTGTTTGATTGGTGTTTACCTGTGCCATTATCCATAAATCCTAACTGCTTTGCTTCAAGAATTTTCGGCTCTTGATTACCACCTTGCATTGTACTCAATGTCGGACTGCACCCCCCCACATCATAAATTCTGTTGGTACTCTCAAATTTTGCTTCAAGAGAGCCTATTACATTTACATCTGCCATTACTTCAATCACTCCGCTACTTGTTTTATTGGCTCTTAGGGTAGGGCAAATCCCCCCTAAGTACCTTTTCGCCACCGAATTTTTTGCTTTCAAAAAGCGTTATTCCGATAGCATCTGTTAGTTTTTCCATTCAATCACTCCATTACTTCCATAATTATCAAGGCCTTTATAATCTCTTGCCCTAAGAGTTGCGGCTACATCAATCTGTTTTTCTGCCGTCTCTCCCATATCCTTTAACAACCAAGTTTCCATCTGACCGCAAGTTTGATATTCCACAGTCATATCTTGCCTTGATACAGTTCGCAACTTCTCTCTGTTGTGGCTTATTGATTGTTCCGTCAACGCAAGTCTGTCTGTCTGTCTGTCTGTCTGTCTGTCTGTCAAGATTGTGTTGTGGTAATGTGCCGTTGTCAATAAGCTGTTTTATCAGCTTGTCAGCCTTTTCATTGTTAATGTAATACTTTTCATCTACATTATCCTCGAGATAGTCTTTTAACTTCTTTTTGAGTGGTATGGGCTGTGGGAAATGGTAATTGTACTCACCCAGGAATGAAAACATAAAACATCTTTCACGATTTTGCGCTACACCATAATTTTTAGCGTTCAAGTCTTGATAGTAATTTGTGTAACCTAAGCTTTCAAGGAAATCTAGCCACTTCCTAAAATCAGGCATATTATCCTGGCTATGTACTTGTGGCACATTCTCCATGAATAAAATCTGTGGTAATTCTCCGTTACTATCTCTGATTTCTGTTAGTATTCTTTCAACTTCCCACAACAGACCGCTTCTTGTACCACTGCCCTTGGACATTCCAGCTTGTTTTCCGGCAACTGATAAATCCGTACAAGGGAATGAGTAAGTAAGTGAATGCATTTGTGTCGCAGATATTCAAATCTTCTGCATGAACCTTAGTTATATCCATTGTAGGAAAATCTGTGCCATGCACTGCGTTATAGCTTGCTATGGCATGCTTATCAAACTCCACAACTCTGTGGTGCTCAAATTTAGCACCTATTCTCTTTAGTGCCATTGCCTGACTTCCGTAGCCGGCGAAAAGTTCTATTAAGCGAATAGGCTTTGTAATGCTAATTGATTCTCTCGTGAAGTCAAATATAGACATTTGATTATCGCAAGAATAATTTTCAAAATTCATAAAATCCACCAAAAGGAAACCTCGGTTTTATGTCGCGACAACCTATTCCTTTCTGATAAATTAATTAATGTTTAATATTTTCACTGCACCACTGCTCTCGTATCTCATCATCGGTCTTATCTCGTCCGTGAATGTCGTACCATGCAAGCACTACCTCTGTCAGACCGATTATCCCGAATACTATGAGGGCAGTGTATACTACTGTTGTTATGCTGGTCATTCTGCATCTCTCCAGTCTAATTTTTGACCGCAATTCCAACAAAACATTGTATTCTGCCGTTCGTTCATGTATTTTTCTAAACATGCATTTCCACAAGTAGGACATGCATAAGCATATACTCTTATTAACATACCTCTGTACGAATCGGTTTTTCTCGGTTTCTTTGGGATTTGCTTTTCAAGTGCCTTAATCGCCATATCAATAGATTCTTGCAACATCACATAGCCACTTGTTGGCTTATTACTTTTAAGACATTCAATAGCTTCTGTCTCATTTTCTATAAGTCTTTCACTTTCTGTCATGTTATCCCTCGATTCCCGCAGTTTTGCTGTAAAGTCCTAGCTTTTTCATTTTTTTAAGAAAAAGCTTCATTTCATATCCTGTAAGGCCAACACAAGTGTTTCCAATCTTCTTTTCGTCCATCAAGTCTCTGTCATACGACTGTAAAATATGACGGCCTGAAGCTTTATGCCAAATATCAACGCGCTGCCAATAATTGTACTTTGTATTGTAGCGTTCATATTGAGCACCATGCTTATCTTCACAGATTTTGTTGAATCCAATCTCTTTTAATTTTTCGTCTACGCTTTTAAATATTCTCATATTCTCTCCTATTCTGCTTCTGATTGAAGCCAATTTAATATACACTTCTTACACACCCCTACATTATCTGCATAAGGACACTCGTCTATATGCATAACTTCAAGGCAGCTATCAAATAATGTATCTGCTAACTCTTCATCCGACATATTCCTTATCCTGTCGGCATTGGTGTGTTTACTATCACATCTGCAACAAGGCTCATTCTCTTTTGAATTGCTGTTGCGCCGGCAGTTACAAGAGGCAGAATTAACTAACCCCAAAATTTCATCGCAAAGGTCAAATATCTTTTCAGAAACCTCAATATCTTCACAACCGCCAATCGCTATTTCTTTGATTGCTTGTAATTTATCTCCTATTGCTAAACTATTCATTTTCTCTACCTCTCTTTAACTGTTCCACCAAGCAAACAAGACGTTCTATTCCGACATAATCGCAATCCGGAAGAGAATTTAATAAATCATCAAGTGCTTTATTGTAGACGTCATAATATAGTGATGTGCCAATGTTATCTGCTACGATTTCCGCTTCTTCCAAATTCATTCCTGTACTTATTTTTCTCACCTCTCAATTTATATGGTTTATATTCGCATTTTCCATTTCTTTTACTGCAATAAACATAACCATCATCATTTTTCGTAAAACAGTATTGACAAGTTCTGCATTTTTCAAAGAAATTTTCATCTTCCATCACTGCTCTCCTTATCCGGAAGCTTAGCCAGTTTCCATGGTGTACACCCATCGCCACTCCACGATGTTGCTCCATTGCTCCAAGCATAAACTATCCCATTCTCATATTTTGCAAAATATCTTTTACCCCACTCGGAAAAACTGCTATCTCTTATTAGTATTGGTGTATCAACTGCAACTTTTGACCAGTCAATTGGTGGTTCAACATATTCGCTATTCGCCCATTTGTCTGCTTTGTCTCCGCAATAGCAAGAGCCATGGGTATTAAATAAACAATCTCCACAAGCCAATTTATGGCACGCTGTCGGCTCTAATGTTGCTTTGCTAGCTGCTAATCTGTTGCCACTACAAGCAATATCCAAAATCTGTTCTGCAAATTTCTCTCTATTTGTCATTGTCTGATACTCCTTTCCCATAATCCGGCATGTGTTTAAATCTCTCATATGCCTTATTGTCTCTATGCGTTTCCATGTAGGCTTTCTGCCTACTATCGTTTGAATGCTTTATATGAGCATTCTGTGTACTATCATTTTCCCGCACATAACTCATTAATCAATCACCTTTATGTACCTTTCATCAACGTAATTAACCTCATCAGCAAGGCATTGTGCCACTTTTGGCAATGTCAGACCGAATTGATTAAATTTATACAGCGTATCGATTAAGTCCCTAAATTCTGCGATAAACTCTTTAATTTCCCTAACCGACAATTTAAACATTAGTTTAAGTGCCGTACATGCTAAAACCATGTAGCTGTATGCCGTGTCATTCAAAAGCTGTCTCGTATCGTTTATCGTGAGTGGATTATTCCTTTGATAAATCCTAATCAACTGCTGCATTGGGATTAAATTAATCTCTTTCTGCACATCAATGCCGTATCTGACTTTCAAAAGTTCGGCAAGTGTTTCAGTTTTCATTTCATTTTCAGTCTGCGCTCTTTCAAGGTACTCGTTTATGGTTCTTTCAAGCCTTACAATGCGCTTATTGCCAAATCCATGGTGCAAATACAGTACATAGTAGCCCAAATCCATAAAGTCTGTGAAAGACCGCCTTACGAGCTTTCTGCGGTTATTGCTGCTTTTCAGCGTAACTCTTTCGGATTTTGTCCATGTAAAATCCGGCTCTTTGTGCTTTTTCTTTGGTTTCAGTTTGTTGCTCATATTTTTTCATTCTTTCTTCAAGTTCTCGTCTCGTTCTGTTAAAACAGGCTTCTGTAGTTTCTTCTGTGACTTTTACAAGCTCTTTACCGCGCCACCGGATGGTTATTTTTGCTTCCTTGCTATTTGTTTTGTAAATCATTTGCAAGTCATATTTCCTTTGCAGTGGTCGGTAAAAATCGTAAAAATCTTTCAAGGCTTCCATTGCGGACTCCTTTCTTTTATCTTCTGCCGTGCCAAGTTTGCCTTTTCGCAAGTTGCATTCTTAACGTTCTGCTGATAGTGCATTTCGCAGACCTTATATCCGGGTTTTACCGGATTATCACAGAAAAAACATAGTCCTTGTTCATATCTGCCGGTTCTTTTAGGCATTTTAACTCGTGCTCTTCTCATTGTTTCCCGGCAAAATGTGCAAGTGGTATGCCCCGGGTCTGCTTTTCTCTTACGACAGCGTGTGCATATGCCATTTGCCTTGTCTTTCTCGTATCGTGCTTTTCGCCATACTTTTTGTCGTTCATTGTATTTTTCAACATCATTAGCACGTATCTTTGACATGGATTCGGCTGATTTTGCCCTACACTCAACACAGCTTTTTTCATCACCATACAGCAAGTTTTTGCCACACCTAGGGCAAACACCAACTGCCTGTAATTTCTTGTAAAGCTCTCTGCCATATGCTGTGCGTTTACTGTTACATGCCGTACAAACCACGCCTTCTCTATCAAGCGGTTTTCCACAAAGCACGCAAAGGTTACTGGCTTTTCGTTCTTCATATCTCTGCCTTGAATACTTGTCTTTTATCATTTTTTGCTAGGAGTAAAGCCGGCTTTAATTGTGCGCACAAACCTCTTTCCTCCTATCTTTTCATCTGCTCGATACGTTCCTTAATTTCTTTTGGCATTGGAACACCTTTAATTGGCTTATTTTGGCTTTTATTATCTTCGAGTGATAATTTTATCGTCCGTTGATTTTTAGTGCCGATTTGAGCTGAATACGAGCTTCTATTGGTACTTTCAATCAATGCCTTTATGTCCTTTGGCATTTTTTGATATTCCTTTGCTCGATTAACAACGACCCTATAAGTTCTCATAAAGTTTGACTGCACTACGTTTTCAATGCTCTTGCTGTCCGTCAGCGCCCAGTTTCTAAGATTATCAGGACTCCCGACAGCCTTTTGTACGAGTGGTGGTAGCTTGTTAAATTCTTCAACAGCTCCATAATAGCCATTTCGTAGTGCCTTGCTAACAAGCATCCATGCTTCCATTTCGTTAAGCTCCTGTGGGGATTGAACCTCATGCAGTTTGTTAATTAACTGTCCGATGCTCGGTGCAAATCCGCTTGTATCGGAAAAAACATATGCTTTAAGTGCGACTGATACTTGTTCATAAGCGCAATTTTCCAACATCATATTCCACACATCTACTGTCTCGGATAAATTGCTCGGCTTGTAATTGGGGTAGCAATCACACATTATGCGAATGATTTTAACTGTCTCGTCTCTTGTCATTTCTCCACCTCATACATTATCCCAATCAATGGCGCCTTTGTTAGTTGAATGTGGCTCGTTATCCTTTAGTGCAAACAGCCCTTGCCAGCAATGGTCTACTGACTGATTAAGAATTTTAACAGCCAAATCGTTATCGCCCTTTGAAAGTCTCTCAATAGTATTCATAGCCCGGTGTAATGCCATGTCGGTGCATATCGGCTTTTTGATTTTTTTTCTCATTGTCAAATATTCCTGAAAAGCACTCTCTAGCATTTCATCATCAGGGTAGTAGACAGTTTTCTTTTTAGATATTGATTTATCAATATCTTTTTCTTTTATATCCTTATCTTTACTATCCTTAACTATACTATTCTTATCTATACTTACCTTACCTATACTTTCCTTACCTACGGATACATCTTGTATACATTTTGTATCCATTTTGTTTACATCAAGCGTATATGCCTTATTTTTCTTTAATCCCAACATTGATTTTTCTTCAACATAATCAGTAGGTCTGTATCTGTCTGCCTGTATGTAATTGTGCATTTTCCAATGCTTAATCACAATTACACCGCTTTCAAATAAGAGCACAAACGATTTTGCAAGCAATAGTTTAAAATCATCATCGGAAGCACCACACATTCGCTGTATTTTCTTAGGATTATTAACAAATCCATCATCGTCAGCATTCATGGATAGGTGAAAATAAAGCATTTGAGTACTGCTCGGCATATCGAGAAAAGCGTCACTTTCAGTTATTTTCTTAGCAAACATTCTACGTTCTGCCATTTTTAATCTCCTATTTTCTTCAAGTTTCGGTTGATATATTTTAATCTTTTTCCTCAAAATTCACGCAAGGAACATCAAGTAAGCAACCACACTTTTCGATTTCTTCCGCTCCCCAATATGTCTTGTATCTGTAAGAGTTTTTACATTTAAAGCAGAAATCCTTGCCGCCATTCAGCTTGTAACTTGTCTTTTCGTACTCTAACTTTTTGCCAAGACTTTCATTTATCCTTTTGAGTTCCTCAACCTTTTTCTGCGATTTCTCAAAATCTTCAATGAGTTTGTTGTATTTCTTCTTACTTAAAATCTTCATTCTGAATCACCCACTTTCTTATCTCCAATTAGTTCCAATAGTTCCATCGGGATGGATAATAATATTTGAGTATCCATCTTTATAATCGTTGTTTCTCTGCTGCCACATATCTCCTAATGTCAATCTTGCATGTTTTCCCATATAGTCAAATGTTGCATATACAAAGAAATCACCAATCCTAAAGGTATGGATATCAATATCATCATCATTCTGTAAATCATTCCATATTTTTACAGGATAATCTTTCTTTTCAAGTCCACTTAAAAATCTGAATGAAAAATTATCAGCTTCCATCTGCATGAAATCTTTAATATACTCAATCGTTGGATTTTCAACTACTGTATGAACTGTACAGTTTGGGAAATCACTAGGGCTTTTATGCACATAATCGTTATATGATAAGTTGATATGTGCCAATCCGTTAAGCTCCTTTGAATATCCAGTAGTATTGATTGAGCAAAACACATGATTACTATGCTGTCTGTATGTATCAACGATTTCTGATACATGATTAGGATATAGCCCCGGCTCTCCGCCTGTAATTGTAAGTCTCGCATTGGGATGTTCCGACAGTATCTTTTTTAACGACTCAATCTGTGCCTTAAAATTATTATCGCCCTGCATAGGGTTCTTCCTCTCTAAGCAAAACGGACAGTTATAAGGACATTCCTGTGTTAATATTAACTGTACATTTATTCGATAATATAAAGGCCTACCAAGAGATGTTTTATCCGTTCTGTTCGCAAGCCTATACTGTAAATCGTTTTGCATTTCAGCTCTTATATCATCATAAGTGTTAAAATGCGGAATTTTGTGTAACTTACTGCTCATTGTTCTCACCCGCTTTCAATAAAAATTAAACATGTTTTCCACAATAAGGACAAAATCTCATATCCTCGCTTAAAGTATTATTGCTTTTCAAATATGTACTATCCTTTGCACCTAAATATTCATTGCAGTTAGAACAATAACACCTGGTTATGTACTCGTCATGTTGTGCTCTGCAAGACGAATACTCGTCCAAAACTCTTTTTTCAATCATCATTATTATTTACCTCGCAATTCCCAATATTGATTAAATCCATAAATTTCTCATACTGTTTCTGCGATACCTTAAATCCTGTTTTTGTTAGTGAAAATCCTATTTCTGGTGGAATATGCCCCACAACTTGACCTTCATTTACTTCACTTGGTTTTATATACTTCTTGCCAATTACGCTTTTCTCTACAAGTCCTAATCCAACAAGTTTTCTAATTGATTTTCTAACCTCATAAGTAGAAATATTGAGCCTGTTGGAAATTTCAACTGTCGATACAACAATTGAGTTTTTTGAATATGAACTAATCCCCTTTCCTTTTTCAATTTCAAACATAGTGTCTAATATCGCCATTTCTTGAGTACCTACGCTTTTAATTGCAGCATCGGTTTCGTTGACATATTGCCATTTGGCCCCACCAGCATGACTGTAATTACCTTTGCAACACTCTCTTATATTATTCGCCTTTATTCCTGTTTTTCTTTCTGCTTCATAACTATTTTGATAGACAATATTTGTATTCACACATATAACAGGCTTTTGATTATATGCATTGTTTCTTGTCTTTAGTGCCCTCCTATCGGTTGCAGTTCCGTAATTCACATTGTATTTACATGTGCACCATTCAAGATTATTAACATTGTTATTGCTTGGATTTTCGTCTTTGTGATTTACTTGAGGCAAATTATCGGGGTTGGGTATAAATGCCTCTGCAACCAATCTGTGTACGGCAACAGTCTTGTGCTTCTTGTTTTTATAAAGAACAACCTGCTTATAAGGCATTCCGGAAGTTTTCTTATTTCCTTGTTTCAATATTTTCCCTTTAAAATGATACAAAGAATCATCACTAAAAGCCGTTTTTCCAATAGTTGTCCGATCAACACTTCTGACTCGACCGAAACTTGATACCTCATAAAGGTTTTCATATCCGACAACGCTTTTCCAAATCTCATTCATTTCCAGAATCTCCTTTGCAATAATTTAAAAACTCCAAAAATTTATTCAGTGCTTTTTCTTGGTTTTTGTTAGGAGGTTCGGATTTAGTCTTATAGTCAAGGTGCAATTCAAATAAATGCGCAACTTCTTTTGAGGCTTTTTTATATCCTTGCTGTACGCCCTGCATATAGCCTTTAGGCGCTTTTCTTTCTCCTATTGAACCACTAGCTCGATTTTCTCCTTGACCGCCTAAACTGACATTTCTAAGCTGATAGCCTTTATCAGCATATAGCTTGATGTAGTATTTTTCTTTCTCGTCAAGCTGACTTTCGGGGAAATTCAGAAATTCAACTCGCCAACCATAAGGATTTTTCTCTTTGTCGTACAGCTTGTGTTTACGTAAGCTAAGGTCTATGTGCTGTTCGTAACCTACAAGGTGGCTTGCTAATCTGCTAAGTGTATGTACTGCCTGTCCGACATACGCATACTTAAATCCGTTTTCATCTTCTCGGAGTAGGAAGTAAATCCCACTCCTGTCATTCAGCTTTGGATTCAGCTTCAATAGTCGCTTTTTATTCTCCTGTTCTATCGCCTTGGCTCTTGCTATGTTCTGGTAATTCAAGTCTTACCACCTGCCTTCACTATCTCGATTGCCTTATCAACCCACTTAACATCAGCGTTCATATTCTCATATAGCATATAAGCCTTAGTTTCTTTCAACTGCTCCACAACCTTGTCTACATCATAGGCGGTCGGATATTTATCCAGTAATAGCAATACTGTATTTGTATTGAGTAAAGTTCCATTACTTAAAGTAACCGATTTTAAATCTTTCTTTAGTGTGTCTACGTCAATCAATCTCATTCTTATCACGCTCCAATAATATGCATTCAGTTTCAAAGAGTTTTTCAGATATATCTTTTGAATTAACTCTGCTCTCAAATTCCTTGATAAAATCTCTGTATGCCTGTTTTCTAACTTTTCGGTCATGCTTGGTGCAATCAAGCTTATCAAACGAAACAGCGACTCTTCTGACAGAACTGTAATTCGGCACATCAGGGTTAAGATTTATGTATCTTTCGCTGCATATCGGTATAATGCCGTTTTTCTGTAGCAGTTCTGTAATCTGAAATACAAACGCTCTTACAACTGCAATATCTTTTTGCTCCGACATATCCTTTGCAATATTTGCAAATATTTTATTTGTATAATCCATTATTTTTCCTTTCTAGGACAGCCGTTATTGACTGCCCTGTAATAAACCGACTCTTAGTTAAATGGTAATTCCTCGTCAATACCATCAGGAATTGACATAAAGCTATCATCGGGTTTTGGCTGTGGTTCTGCACTGCCACTTGAATTTTTGCTGTCGCAAAATTCTAACTTGGATATGTTGCAATCGTTAGTGTAGACTGTGTTTCCGTCTTTATTCTTGTAGCTTCCTGTAGTCCACTCACCGATAACTGCAATCTTTGAACCCTTAAATACGTGCTTTTCTACTGTTTCAGCAATCTTGCCGAAAGCCACACAGTTAATGAAATTTGCCTTATCGTCTTTCTTCTTAAAATTCTTGTCAACGGCAAGTGTAAACCTTGCTATTGCCATTGCATTCTCTCCCTGTGAATATCTAATATCCGGGTCTCTAGTTAATCTGCCGATTAATGTTACAATGTTCATTATTTTTCCTCACTCTCTACTAATTCAAATCTGTATTTCTGTTCTGCATTAGGATATTTTTCCTTTTCAGAATTTATTATTTACATCTTGATTTTATATACCCTAATTGGTTGCCCTTCACTTTTATCACTTTCTTGTGGGTAATATGTATTGCCAATCCATTCAAATTTTAAATATACTAATTCAAAATCATTTTTTTCAATACTGCAATTTTTAGGCAATCCATGAAAAATTTTACTATGGTTAAAACAAGCCTCTACATCATTATCCTTATACCAATTCATATTTATCAAAAATTGTGTTTTATCATTGCTGATACCGCTATAAAAATTTCTCATTCACACCTCCAATCTGTCCAAAAGAAACTCTTGACATATAATCTCTTTTCTAAAAAGGGCACTCATTAGGATTAGCAAGTAGCCACTCCTTGTTGCGCTCTGCAACATCCACATTTGCCCCATAAGCAACTTTTCTCATTTTCTCGATGACTTCATCAGCGTTACAAGTTTCTTTGTTCATATGTAACAAAATTACATTGCCTAAGCATTCATTCGCATTAACTTTTACAAACTCTAAAGCTGTTGTATCGCTCATATGTCCTCTGACTTTATGGCTGTAATTTGCCGAATGAGTATCAACTTTTTCTTTTTGGTAGTTGCACTCACAAAAAATATCAGTCAATCTCTGCTTTTTAAAAACATATGGACAATATTCAAGGTCTGTTAGCCATGCAATCCTATGTTCGCCTACATATATTAAATATGCATAGCACTCAACACCATCATGGGGAACTGCAAAGGGTATTATTTTAAAATACCCATTTGCATATTGATTTCTTTCTTCTACAGCAACAACATTTATACTTTTGTACTTAGTGGATATGCTTTTAGGCATATATACTTTTATCCCCATGTCAAGATAATATTGGATATACTTGCTATGGTCTAAATGCTCATGCGTGACTATGACAAAACCAATATTTCTCACATTCCAATTAAGTGCTTTTTTTACAATTTTAGGATTTATTCCAGCATCTAAAATTATTGAAGCGTCATTATAGGTAAGTATCATAGTGTTTCCTTTTGACGAACTTCCACATACTGTCAACTTCATAACATACGCTCCTTGAAATATGGAATTTCTAACAACTTACTTAAATCCCAGTTACATTTGCTTAATTTTTCATAGAAGTACTTATAATTAAATCCAAAATATTCAGACCATTGTTTACAAGTTTTTGTAATCCCTTGATATGTGATATATCTGTTCTTGGTCGTGTTGTTAGCTTGCTCCTTTGCATTCGCCCACCGGCAGTTACTAGGCTCATAATTGCCATTGACATCTATTCTGTCAATTGAAAGGTTATCGTTGTATCCGTTAGATAGTGCCCACTTATAAAAAGATAGAAAATCTTTTCTCCACTTGTCACAAATGCAAATACCTCTTCCACCATAATTTTTATACCTATTGTTATTCACATTCTCACATCTTGCAATTATTGAAGCCCAAATATGATATAGCCTTGTGTTGGTTTTTCTGTGTGTACTAAAATTTTTAGAAGCGGTTTCTTTTTGCAGACAGCCACAACTTAACGTTCCGCCGTGCGTAACCCTTGTTCCTTCGGCTATGGTTTTGTTCCCACAATCACATAAGCACTCAAACAGTACATGCCCGTACTTATTTCTCCCGGCCAAACTTAATATCGTTAATTTGCCATACTTCCTACCTATTTCTTTGTTCCAATCTTTATACAACTACATCGCCTCACTTTCTCAACACTCAATTGAATGCTTTGCCATACTCACACCTCGATTTCATCATCCTGTGGGAACTGAAAAACAGCATTGCTGACACACTCTACTTTTGACGGTTGATTTTCGGCTCGTACCATAACACCGCACCTCCTTAATCTTTCAAATTCCTTTGCTACATCGTCTGAAATATCAACATTCTGCATTACGATAGGCATACCAATATACGTTTCTCTTAACATTTCCATAGCCTTAATTGCCTTTGCTTCGGTGGAATAAGTTGCAATAAGACTGTTCAGAAACACTTCCGGCGGTTCTGCGACATTTTTAACTGCAACAATTCCATAATTCCCACCACTACTATTTAATATTGAAAAAACAAAGTTTTCATAAGGAACATCTGTTTTTCCTGTCTGTGAAATTATTCTCATATCAGCTCTCCTCACTCTGCATGAACGGCGGCAGTTCCTCTGACTGCTTGTCGGCTGTGTCGGTCGGCTCTACATCAATTATGTTGTCCTCATCAAAATCTACGCTATTTGCGTTTTCTTTAATCTCATCAGCAACAACCTTTTCTGTATCAAGTTTTACATCTGATACATTTTGAAATTCCTCTTGTGCATATAAACCTTGAAATCTATCTGGAAATGCTTCTCTTAAGGCCTGTACAACAGCTACTTTTCTAATCATTGTGGCTGGCTTTTTCGCCCATTGGCTGTTAAGCGAACCATCTTTTTTTCTTCCTGCGTACTCATCAAAGCCTACTGACTGATACTCGTCCTCTTTTCCGTCAATAAAGATTTTCGCCCAGCCACCTACGATAGTTTCGTTAGGTAAAACCATTGTTCCCTCTCGCTCTTCAACGACTCCGTCCTTTTTAATTACAATAATTCCTGCTTTCTTTCCCTTATATCGTGGGTCCGCATTGGCTCTCTTTGTAAAAACGTCTTTTCCAGTAACTATTGTGGCTGGGTCGTTGCTTCCATACTTAATAAGGTATGCTTCTCTCAAAAACGGATTTAGGTGCTGGTATCTGCATAATGACATAAACATCATTACTTCTCCGTCAGATACATTACCACCGCCACTTACAAGGTATCTTTTTATCATTGTTGGAGAAATTTTTACCATTTCCCCATTTGATTCATACTCAACTATCTGTGTGTTCTCTGCCATAATTAATCCTCCTAAATCTCATTAAAAACCTGAACCGCAAACAGTTCATTAGGTGTCTGCTTGAATAAAACTCCGTCAGATATGACTGTATACATATATCCGTCATACTTAAGCTCTACAGTATGTTTCTTCCCGCCCATATAATAATTTCTTTTCTTAATACTCATATTGAACCTCCTATAATCCAAGTAACTTTTTGAGCATTTCTCTTGCTCTCTCGGCTTCATCTTTCACCTGTTCCTCGCTTTTATCGGCAAGTCTAATTACCATTTTGTACTCTTCCTCTGAAAGTTCCTCTTTAAGTGCGTGTAAAACAGTAACTGCCTCTGCCATAATATTGCTTCTTGTGCCTCTAAATGTAACTTCTCCGCCTTTTGCTTTAATCATTTCTATGCCTCCATATTTTCAATCACAAGTTCTTTGTCCTGTGTATGCTTTAACAGAATCAGTTGGTTATCAATCTGTGGTATTCTCCAATCGTCAACGCTTTCTGTATCATCAATGATAATTGGAAAATTAACGTTTGCCACTTTCTGAAAAGCTCTGCATATGTCAACTTCTGTCAGTATCCTCGCACCATGATTGAGGTTTCTAGCGTATGCTTCGCCATTGTATACAAAGTCGCAGCACTCCTCGGTATCACCATTTAAGAGCGGTCTAAACAGCTTTGCTGTGGCAAAATCCAAGTACTTATTTACATCGGCCTGTAAAAGCTCATTCTTCTTTCGAGTAAACTCTTTCAGCAAATCAAGCTTTCTTTCCCAATCGGCAATTTCTTGATTGAGGTCTTTTCTCTTATCTTCAAGGTCGGCTATGCTATCGTCTATACGCTTGTTATTTGCCACACCAAGCTCAATCTTTGTATCAACCGATGAAACTTGCCTTAACAGTTCGTTTCGCTCGTTTTTGAGCTTTCTGATAAGCTCTGATGTATCGTTTTCATCGGAAAGAGCTTTCTCTTTTTCCTCGATTTTAGTTTTAAGTGCCTGATAATCACTGTTGCCTGTCATGTCAACATCATTAGGTACCATTCCAAGCTCCATTTCAACAGCATCGCGTCTTATCGTCAGCTCCTTAAGTTCTGCTTCAAGGTCAGCTATTTCTTTCTTCCTATCCTCGATAGCCTGTTTAAACCCCTTGCTATCATTTGATAGCGCATTTCCCTTATCTTCAAGCTCTTTAAGGTTCTTTGCTTTTCGCTCGTCAAATTCAGCTCTCATGCTCTCTATCTTATCTTCCGGCAATCTCTGACCGCACATCGGACAATTAACACTGCTTTCATCAAAGGAAAGTGCCTTTGCTTTTTTCCAGTCAGCACGTACCTTTGCTAAGTCTATTGCGCAATCTCCAATCTCTCTTTCGGAGCTTTTAATGCTAGCTTTTCCGGCTCTTATCATTGACTCTGTTTTGCGGATTGAAACATCGAAGCCGTCAATCTGTAACTGTAGTTCCATGCGCTTTTTCTGATTTTCGGCATTAGCTTTTCTTTCCATGTCTGAAAGCTCAAATTTAAGGTTCATAATGTCCTCTGTGGCTTTCTGCTTGCTCTCTAAAATCTTGTTGTAGTCGGAAAGCTTATCTTCAATTTCCTTAAGCTGTGGCTCGTATGTTTTCTTTTGTAATTCAAGCTCTGCGAGGTCTGTATACTCATTGGTGGAATGAATTGTATCAATCCTTGTTGAGATTTCGTCTCTTTCCTTGACAAGTCCTTTTGAGCCGTTTCTACCGCCTGTGCCATTTAGCTTGCCACGGCATACTTTTTTGAGCTGGTCTACGTCGCCATCGTCAAACATTGGCTTAAGTTCAGCAAACTGTGGAAACATATCGCAGATTTCAGGATTTTTGTGTGTGCCAAAAAAAGTTGAGAGTGCTATTCTTTGATTTGTTGGCAATTTAAGCAACAACGTCATAGCGTTAAGACAAAATGGCAATATCTTGAGGTCTGCGATATTATCATTAATAAACTCGTTGTATTCAACCATTTTGTATGTAACATCATTGACATAGTAATCTGTATGTCCCGAACAAACTTCGCCGTCCTTATTTCTTCCTTGTCTTGTGATTTTTTTCAAAGTCTTTCTTTTTCCGTCAATCTCAAAGGTAACAGCCCTCACAATGTCAACATCGTCAATCTCAACTCCGTTTTCATCATGCGGTCTTATGCCTGTAATCTCTCTGTCATTCTCATCGTGACAATTCAACACATCAAGAATAATTCTCTTAACTGTTGATTTGCCGACTTCATTCTGACCTGATAATACAGTTTTCATTGAAAAATCTGTGTCTAATGTGTTTTTGCCGTAGAATTTGCAAAAATTCTGCGCAAAAATGTGTGTAATCTTCATTGCGTTTCCTCTCTTTCTATTTGTTTATGGTTTTTAGAATCAAATTTCCATGTAGACTTGATTTTTTAACGACTCTTAAGTATGAGTCCGACTCCGATACAAAAAGCCACTCGCTCGCCACGTAATGAGCCTTGTTGAGCAATAGCTTCTGCTCTCTTGTTAATGGCTTCAATCTGTATCTTGTATCGCCTAGCCTAATTCGTCTTACATTGTCGCTCATTTAGCTTCTCCATTTCTTTATCTAATAACGCTTGAAAGTCAAATGATTTGTCCTTGTGCCGTTTAGCTCGATATAGTTCTTGTAGGTAATCGTTAGCACTCTGACGTTTCAATTGGCTACCAATCGCAGTAGATGTCAAGATTTCCATTTCCGCTTCCCTCGTCATATACAATCCCTTGTATGCCAACAGGAGTATCAACTACAGTTCCGTGTGGCAAATCATCACTTGCAATTACCACATACTCGTTTCCATCTACAACAAGCCCATGCTCATTTAGATGTCTGCCCGGAATATTCAGACCGCCTCCAGGTAACACTCTCTGCGAGTACCACGTATAAGTGTAATCGCCGTATCTGACTCGCCCCAACTTCCTAAATCGGCTACAACTGTATTTCTTACGGCAAGTTGGAACTGTTGGCTCCTCATAAGTCTGCTCAACTACAACCGGCTCATTCTGAACTACTGTCGGTTCAATCTTCCCTAGCATTACGCTATTTAAATAGGAAGAAACACCGGCTGTCAGTTCAACTTTGCTATCTGCTTTCGTTACCATTGGCTTTAAGGTCATAGTTCCAATTATTGAAATTGATAACATCAATATCAGTTTTCTTTTTCTCATGTGGCTCGCCCTCCTCTATGAGACATATTGCAATCAAAATCAGCCAAAATACTGTTACGATTGCTCCAACGATAATACTCGCTGTCTTAATTCCGTATGCCACCGATAATCCAAGGAAAAATACAAATGCTAATGCTCCGAAAATCGAGTAGCCACAGCCCACACAGAATTTCTGCTTTAAAGTTCTTTTTCTCATACAATCACCTCACTATGCAAAACTCTGTTGAGCGTTTGCGTCTTGAATAAGCTCATCAAGATACTTAGGCACGACATAGCAATCAATGAACTCATGCACATCGTCTATATACTTTCTCTTGATACTCTTATAAGTAGATACGCAACCATACTCACGCTTTAACTGTGTCCATATATCAGAAAAAGTCTTATGTCTGATACTGTTATCTCTGTATGCTTCGCTCTGCTTGCCACCAAGAATATTTACAACTCTGCGCTTAACATGCTGTTGTATCTCGTCAATATCGCAACTGTAAAGCGGTACATTTTCCTTAAGCTCACTCACATCGTCTTTGATGTCGTTTACTTTCTGCTCCAATTCTGTGTAGCCCTGTGCCAAAAGCTGTATCTGACCACCTGTTGTCTTTGGCATACCATAACTGCCTGTTTTTCTGATTGACGGAAGTACCTCATCCATTACCCACCGCTCAAATTTCTCTGCGCTAGGCAATTTTGATTTCATAATAAGTCGGTATAAATCTCCCTCATTTATGTATGACATGGATTGCACTCCACTAGATGTAGGGGTGTCGCGTTTCACGACTCCCTTGCAATGCCTAGAAACTGCATCCCTCGGTGTCGCATACCCAAGTGCGGTTGCCACATCCGTTGCTACGAAATATGGCTTTCCGTCAATTTCTGTCATTCGGACTTCTCCGAACTCTTCATTGTTGAAAATCTGTAAATCGTTCATGTTTTCTCCTTTCTGTGTTATAATCCTCTTATTCTAAATAAGAAAAGAGGTGAAAAAATATGTTTCTAAAATTTCAAATAACTTGTACTTGTCACAATAGATATACTGTTAATGAAGATATATCTGCTGACAAGATTATTTGTCCTAACTGTGGTAAAGAATATCCTAGTTCTGCCAAACTTCTTGATATTCTTAATACTGCCAAAGAAATCCCTAATGGTAACTCAATGTCAGAGGAATTTCCGATAAGGGTTATTTCGGAGAATGAAGATATGAATACGACTCTACATTAATCTTCATATACTCTAAGAAACCCTTGATTTGTGAAACGGACAGATTGTGTTCAGCAAGTATTTTTTTTACTTCCCTTGCCATTTCGGCACATTCCTGTCCGTTTCCTCTCATAAACGTCATGAAGTTTTCGCCATCTATGTCGTTTCCAAGTTTTTGATTTAACATAGGTATTAATTCCATTCGTTACTCCTTTCTCTCTACTCAATAAAATAAGAAACTTCTACACCAAAATAATTAGCAATCTTAATTAGCTTGTCTGTTTTTGGCATTGATTTTCCTGACTTCCAATCCGAAAAAGTACTCCGTGCCATTCCAAGCTCTTCCGACAGTTTGTAAAACGAAACGTTTCTAGCTTTTATGAGCGTGTCAAGTTTTTTAAAACTCGCCTGTCGTTTTTTCTTATTCAATTTCCCATCTCCTTTCTTGACAATAGTTAGGAAATCCGTTACAATAAAAAGCGCCATATTAGGCAAAATACGCTAGGAGGTAAAAACCTTGAAAGCAATTTTGATTTTGCCTGTTCCATATTTGCGAGGTCGCATTTAAAATGTAGCAATCGGTGTAGCGCATTTTGGGCAGTAAAGCTCGATAAAAAATCATGGCTGGCATTTCCGGTAATATGCCGTGCTACGCTAGATACTCCTCTCAATCCGTCAGCTAATGGCGATTAAACTGCTGAACTTAAACTGCATAAGTGACGGAACATTTAAAGAAGCATTGTGTAGTACCAATGCGTTGAAAGACTTCAAAATGTATATGGTATAAAAAATATTGGAGGTCACTATGCAATACAAACCAAATTACCCAAATATGGATAAATTATTTCCGCAACACAAAATTCCTAAAATTGAATCACCTACATATGAAAAAGGCAAATCCCCAATTGAGCTCTTAGAAAGCCAGTCTGCTTACCTTGAAAAGACAAGCAAGGAACTTCACGATATGGCTCAATGTGCTAAATCTCAAGCTGATTCCGCAAAAGAGATTGCTGAAAGTTCTAAAACGCAAGCTGAACTAGCTATTAAAGAATCTCAAAAAGCTAGTAAAGCATCTGTCACTTCTGCGGTACGGGCAAACATATCTACGATAGTTTCAGTATTATCTTTAATTCTTTCTGTTTTTATTAATGCAGATAAGATAATAAAGACTGTGCAAAGCTTTCTATCTTATCTATCCCAGTTAGGACATTGATTAATATTGAAAGAATTCCACAGACAATCGCTATGTTTGACATGGTGTTTGCCTTTTTGCAATTTCCCATTATCTCTTCACAAGTTTTATGAATGTCGTTTGTATCCACCTCTTCATCTCCTTTCTTTCTAATCCACGAAACTTTCAACCGGCTCATCAAGATAGCTTGCAATTTTAATCATTGTGTCTAACTTAGGCTTGCTTTTATCTCTCTTCCAATCTGAAAGCAACATGGGTGAAAAGTTCAAGTCTGTTGCTACTCGGTATGATGTGATACCCTTTTTCTTCAAAATTTGCTCAAATCTCGAATATGATTGAGCATATTTCTTAGAATTATTCATTTTTTACGCTCCTTTCCTTAAAAATATATTGATTTTATTAAGGAAATCCGTTATAATGAAACTTGCCAAGACAACAAAATAACAAAATTAAAACCTAGGTTTTAAGGATTCCCTTAATCTAGGTCTAGTATATTATGGTTTTCTTTAATTGTCAAGCATTATTTTAAAGTTTTCCATAATAATTTATGAGGGATTTTTTATGTACGAATACTATCAGAAATTACTGGACGAAAAAGGCTTGAAAAATGCCGATGTTGCAAGAGCTACTGGTGTTTCAAACATGACTCTATCTGATTGGAAAAGAGGAAAGAGCGAGCCAAAAACTAAAAATATGCAGAAAATTGCTGATTTTTTGGGAACTACCTTGTCATATCTAGTTACAGGTGAAGAAAGTAACCCTATATTTGAACAATCAAATACAGATTATGACCTTTCAAATATAGACAGCAAGCTCAAAGATTATGTATTTAAGTTATCTAAATTGTCGGATAAAGAGCAAGAAAGTATTATGAATTTAATAGATGTAATGTATGAAAAATACTCAAAATAAATTAAATTAATAAGAAAGGTGGTATTTTAATGAGTAAAACTGTTAAATGTCCTAAATGGGGTTGTGATGGTGTTGGCATACCTGTTGATACCAAGAAAAAATTCTCATTCGGTAAAGCACTTGTTGGCAACACAGTAGGTGGTTTCTTCGGGCCTGTCGGTGCTGTTGTCGGTGCTGCTACCGGAATTAAAGGCAAAAACGGCAAAACAAAGTTTGTGTGTTCAAAGTGTGGTAACGTTTGGGAAAAGAAAATATAACCACAAGGCAGAGTTTTTACTCTGCCTCTATTTTTCTTTTAATAAATACATACAAGTACAATAACAGGTCTTTGTCTTCCAAGCCCTCAATCATTTTAATTATTTCATCCTTATATTCCATACAATGCCACCTCCGATACATCAATTATAGAACATTTGTTCTTAAACGTCAATATTAGGACGGCAGAAAAATCCACCGCCCTACCGAAACTTGAAGAGTTCTCTTATTGAGAACATCATCACTGTAGCACTTTAAAGTGTTTTATTTTGTCGAATATTGACAATATGGACTGTAAAGAATAGAATGGTAAAAAATAACTACAAAAGGAGATGTTAATATGGCAAAAACAAATAAATGCAATTCCTACGTCATCAATGGTCAAAAAATCAATGTTAATGATATAATCGAGCATTATAATGGCAACTTAGGCATGGCTTGCAATGAAATATCGCAAAGGACTTTGGTTTCATTTGAAACAGCCAAATATTATGTAGAGCTGTGCCAAAAAAATGAGCCATTCGTTAAGCAAAATTCAACGGCAAGCTTCACAAGCGGCATTCTCATAGCCATTCCGCTTATAATGTTTATTGCAACAAAAATAGGACTCTTTCCGGTGGACAATGACCTTTTTATTGCTATGTTTGGCTTAATTTTTGTGTGTTGCTCTATTGCTTCAATTATTCTAGGAATAGTTGATTTAGCATCTAAGAATGAAATTCCACGCAATCATGGTGGTTCTATCTTTGGCATTGTTGCTTCTGTACTGATGTGGCTTGATTTTATTTTTCATTGAACTATGGAGAGGTTTCCCTCTCCTTTTTAATTGTAATAGCTTAGTTAACTATAGCCCTCTTTAGTTAATTGGTTTCCGCTTTCGGTTCTTCTTTAATCACAACGTCCATCAGTTCATTGTACTGTTCCTCAGTAATTCTGTCAGTTGTGAAGAAAATATCAATTTTGTTCTTTAAATTGTCTGTAAGTCCGTTTCTTTCTTTAAGTTTTAATAATGCTCTGTATAACATCTTCTATACCTCAAATTCTGTAAGTGCCACTGCATATTCACTATTGACATATGCTTCTGCCGATTGTGTATCCATATCATAGATATAATCCCTCGTATCACCAATCTGCTGTTTTACATAGTTCCATCCGTTAGCCATGCTAATCGGATAATTAAATACTATATATCCGTCAAGCTGTTCTGAATTGACGCTGATGTCTGTTACTGGATAATAGGTTGCAAGTTCTTTTAATGCCTGTATCTGTTCTGATGTTAAAGGCAATTCTTCTTTTAAAACTGGTAAAAGCACAAATGGCTTATTATTTAAAATCCAATTGTTAAAATCATCTGATGTTATTGTTGTATCTGTGCTAAATGCAAAACTAATGTTAGATTTAGTTCCGTCAGCATTTACTGTAAAAGTTCCAATTCTATCTGGTGTATTAGTAACAAAAGCGAAATGACTGCTAATTGAAAAAGGGTTTTTTATAATTTTACTACCATCTATCCCTAGTGCTTCATTTGTCCTATTATAAAATCTAAGAACACCTTTATTAATTGCTATTCCCCACCGAGTCTGTTTAAGAAATAATTTTTCTACACATTTTACTATTTTGCCATTTTCAACATCAACATAATCCGCAATATACTGTTGTCCGCTAATTGTAACATTACCATCACTTGAGACTGGAATTGCATTTAATGTTATTGGCAACTGTATTGATTGTTCTTTGTATGGCTCAAATGGAGTAATTTGTTTACCTATTAAGATTTGCGGCTTCCATGTTTCGTTGTTGAAAGTATTTCCTCCTGTAATTTTAATAGATAACTTAAATTCATACCTAGCATCTTGTCTTGTAATTACATAAGGTGTATTGATAGTATTGCTTGCAATTGAAAGGCTCTTTGTGTTCTCGTTGCTATAATCAACGTAGCATTTGTTTATACTTTCAGTGCCTCCTATATTATTTGGACAAAATATAATTTCAGTTCCTTCTTTAAGCATAGATGGGGTATCTATTGGCAAGTAAATACGTTTATTATCGGTAGATGTTCCGTTTAATTTTATAACTCCGTTGCTTACAGTAATGGTACATCCAACATCTTGATATTCACCATCTCTAATTTTTAAGATATTACTTCCAAGTAGTTTTACTGTTGGATTTACAACGCTCTTAATCTCAACTGGATTTTCTGGTGTTGGTGTTCCATCCTGTGAGGATTTGCCATATATCATCATATCTTGAATCTTTCCATTGTCAGAATCGGCAAGATGGGTTTCACCTTGATTTGATGCGTAGAACTTTGTGATTTTGTTGGATAAATCTTCTTTTAGTGAACTAACATCTTCCTTTAATGAACTAACCTGTTCTCTTACAGCGTCACCTGCATTTGGATAAGTCTTTCCGTCCGCACCTACTCTTATATCAGTTAATTCAGCATCACCTGTAGTAGAGCCATCAGGTAGTGCTACAATGTTGTCAATGCGCTGTTTTTGTGTCTCTAACTGTGCATTAAATCGAGAACTGACAGCCCAATATTCAATGTTTGATAACTCAATTCCTTTTGGCACATTCTTCTTTGATGTATAACTGTCACCATTGCTTGCTAAAACCACCGAGAGATTTTCATATTCTTTGGTTTTGTCCCAATTACCCATTGGCATTGGAATACATCTGTTACCTATATATTTAGGCATAATCAATCACCAACCTTCCACTATCATCTGTGCTAAAAACTAAATCATTTCAATCGGGTGTCTGAACGTAAAAATATCCATCATCCGTAATTCCAAATGTTGCAAATTTGCCTAATTCGTTTTGCAAATCTTCAAGTGCTGCCATTCGCTTAACAACTCCCGGCGCAAAGCACATATACACCATTTGTTTTTGAGATTCATTGTCAGTAGATACCGCCCACTCACCCGGGAGCATTTTTGAGGGGTCAAACTCCGAGTATGCCCCTCGTCTCATTTGAATTGCCATAAGCTATACCTCACTTTCATTAATGCCTAATTTCTGACACAATCTTGAAAACTTATCTTCCAATTCATCTATGTGTTTTTGCATTTTATCAATCTTCTGCTCGTCTCCAGCAAGTCTTAAGATTAGGAATTGCTCATAGTTCATGCCGTAGTACAGTGTATCATCATCCGATGTTGCTTTGTTTTGGAAAATCATATCAAGATTTTCATCGACATGCCCTTTATCTTTAAGGTTCTCGATTATATCCTGTGCCATCGCTCCAAAATATAACGGCTTGTCTGAATATCCTTGTCTATTAAGATTGTATTGAAATAAATCGACCGAGCCTACTGCATCAATATAATCTTGATTAATTGCTTTAATATTCTTTTTTAAACGTTTATCTGATGAACTCCATACCCAAGTAACATCGACTTGGAAACTTAAGGCACTGCCATTCCAACCGCAATGGTATGTATGACCTGTTGCGTCACCACACATCGCAGTTCCTCTATCGGTTTCTCTGAATTTATCAGAGCCTATCTCTTGAGCATACATTGTCTGTGCACCTATAGAGCCTGTGGCTCCATAAAGTGTAATCAAATTCTCATCATTTTTAACAATTCGCAAGACCGCACCATTCATCCAAAGCTCATAATTGTTTCCCGAATTGTCAGTAGCTGTTAAATCAATCGTTGAATTACTTAAATTTCCGTTCAGTGCAATACTTCCACCGGACATATTAAGATTTGAAGCGGTTACTTTTCCATCGTTGTCAACTGCAAACACTCCATTTCCAATATCAATTGTTCCGCCAACAATATTCTTACCGGTAATTGTTGTTCCTGTGATGTCCTCCGCGTCAACTGAACCGGCCTTAACACTAAGTGCATTTACATAGCTTGTAGTCACTGTGTCTTTGGTTATTTGAGTAACTTTAGCAGTAGTGTCAGCCACATTATCCCAAGCAATTTTCACACTGCTATCAAGTGCAATGCCTTTATTATCCAGCGTTACAAGTGTCTTTCCGTTTGCGTCTTTGACATACTGCTTGCCGTTTACGTTATTCTCACCACCTAAAGTGAGTGTACCGCCATGCGCCCAGTCAAAATTAATGCCGATAGCCGACATAATATTGAAAATAGCGTTTCCGTCTTTGTCAACTCCTGCTTTCCATGTTTTGCCGTAATCATTTGAAACCGCTAAGCCATTAGCCGTCATTTTCCACTGTATGTTGCTCGAATTAAGGTCAGCTTTATTATGCATGATGTAAATAATTGAGCCGTCCTCTTGCACCTGTTCAGTCTTAAAAAGTCCGAGCGATTGAGACATTAGCTGTGTCAGCAATTGCATTTGCTTGTCATATACACTTAGTTGTGCCTGTGCAACTTTCCTAGCTTGCACGACAGCCTTTGTCTCACTACTGAATTTATCAGCACTATTTCTTGAAGCATTTTCAGCGTCACAAGAAATTTTTGTGCCACTTCCAACTGTAAATGTTCGGTTAGAAATAAAACAGCTATAGGTATTCTGCTTGCGGTCTGTCACGAGTGCCACATCTCCGCTCTCAATCAGTGGGGTTGACAAGAGTGTAGCGTCAAGAGGTCTAAACCTCATGCCACCGATTTTTTTGAAGATATAGTTTGCAACTGTCTGTGCCTTGTCTGCCGAAATAAACGGATTATCAGAGATTGAGACTACATACCCCTCTTTTCCGGCAAGCGCATTAACATCTTTTGCCTTATCCTCTTTTGAGGTTACAGTTACCTTTACCCCGGTGATAACAACATCATCGGTCGCAACATTCAAGTCTTTTTGCGTGTAAATATTGTGGTAATTTCTCGACTCCGTGAATGTTCCGCCATCAACACTATCTCCACTTGAATAGTCGGTGAAATTTCCACCATCAACACTATCTCCGTCAGAGTATGGTGTAGTTTTCGTGCTAAAAGTTCCACCATTGTAACCCTGACTGTCGAACTGACTCATATCATACCAACCGATAAGTAATTCGCCATCGTGGCCGCACTTGCCCCATAATCCGCTCAACTGTAAGATGTAAGCTATCACCTGTCCGTATGTGAGCTTTTGATTATCACTTGGCATCTCGTTAATCACGTAATCAGAGTTATCAAATCTTGCCATAGTAAAAGGTACATCACACTTAATACAAGCGTCTCTGACTACCTCATATGCTGTCGTAGGGTAGCTTAAATTGCTGTCATACTCACGATTGAAATTATTAATATTGTCAAGGCAAGTAAGCGTTATGAGTGAGCCATCATAGCTCGTCTCGCTGACTCTATACTCACCGATTTTTAGCTTTTCGGTTGTGCCGTCAGAAAAGCTTTTTGAAACATATGCTGTTACGCTCGCCTTATCAAAATCATACTTGCTGTAATCTTCATAAATGTTATTCAGCTTAATTTTCAGTTTTCCGGCAACCAAAGCCCCGATTGTGAAAGTGCCATTGCTCGATGTTGAGTCATTGACTTCGAAGCCGTTCGCCCACAGTTCACTGTCGCTAATAGGGATTTTTTCGCCACTTGCCGTAACTATGTCAGCAAAACAATTTACATTTATATTATTGTCGAGCATTACTGCCCTTTGCCATTTGGCCGATACGTTAAGCATTAAATCACCGCCTAGTATAATAATGGTGTAGTCAATCAAGACTACTTGGTTAATAAGTTTCTGTAAATCAGATAACAAAAGAAGGGATTCTTCCTTCATCAGATGTTATCCATAATAATTATCATGTCTGACGGTTCCTGATAGACACCAGATAAAACATAAGGTATTATCTCTTAGGATAGGACAAAGAATGTTCACCTCCTTGGGAAGTCACTTCTGTGACTGATACCTGCAATAAAGTCAATTAGTCCATTCGACAGGGTTTTATGTTTTAGCTGGTTGGGAGCCTGAAGGCCATACCCGAATAACACGCTAGGTTGTGTACCTGCCAGATTGGAAATGGATTCCTATCAGAAAGGGGCTATTGCTCATGTCAAACAAAGTTATTTTTAATCTTGATGAACTATTCATCTCTGTTGGTATTGATGTCGGTGCTGATTTCTCATGGATGTCTATAGCACTTCCAAACCAACAATTCGTAGGAAAACCTTACAAAATCCTACATAACAGTATTGATTCCCTTACAACCGCTGTTTCTAAAATAAAAGAAGCAGAAGAGTTGTATTCTTTGGAAAGTCGCATTTTCCTCGAATCCACGGGAATTTATCATTACCCACTCTTCTGCTATCTTCGTGATAAGGGTTTTAACTGCTCGGTTATTAATCCTATCATCACTAAGAATAGCACAAATATCAACATACGAAAAGTACATAATGATCGTTTTGATTCTAAAAAAGCTGCTTTGGTTGGTTTGAAACCTGATTTAAAGGTTTCACTTATGCCTTCAGATCTTGCTCTAAACTGCCGTAACCTATGCCGTGAATACTACGATTTAATGGATAATCGCAGTGCCTATGTGAATAAGCTTCAGGGTGAATTACGCATGGCGTTTCCACAGTATCTTGGCATCTTTTCCAAGGTTACTATCAACACTTCTCTTACATTATTGGAGACTTATACCTCTCCATCAGCTTTTCTTAAAGCAGACAAGCAAGAGATTATTGATATCATCAAATCCACAGCTCGATTTGGGCTTACATATGCTCAAAATAAGTATAATGCCATAATTCAGGCGGCAACTGATGCAAATCAGTTTGGTTACATCATAGACAGCAACATCAAGCGTATTCGCCTTTATATCAGCTTCATACGTAAATATGATGAAGAAATCAACAGCATTCTTGAATCACTCCACGAGCTTGTTGATGCTAATGAAGATTCTGACTTTGTCAAGCAGATTCATTTGATTGAAACTTTCAAAGGTGCTGGTTTCTTGTCTGCTGTATCCATTATGGGTGAGATCGGTGACTTTTCAGCATTTTCAAAGCCCAAACAACTTTTCGCTTATTTTGGTCTTGATCCAGCAGTAAAGCAATCCGGTAAATTTGAAGGCACCAAGGTTCAAATGTCTAAGCGTGGTTCTGCCATAGCTAGACGTGTTATTCACACGTTAACCTTACAAAGCATCAGTATCTCCCGTAATAGAGAAGCTAAAAATCCAGTTCTTCGTGAGTACTACCTCAAAAAATGTGACTCAAAACCAAAGCTCGTAGCAATGGGAGCTGTTTCACATAAGGTATGCAATATGATATTTGCAATACTCAGAGATAACAAACCATTCAAAATCATTGCTCCTCAGGAGCATATCAAACAATACAATTCTGCTAAATGCGACATAGCTGCATAAAATACTATGAACCCAATGAATCAATATCTTTCAAAAAACGATATTTTCACCAAGGGGAAAGTCCGCCCTTTTTTAGTCAGAAAATAAAATAGATTTTTTCT